GCATGGTAAATCCAATGACTACTACAGGCGATACTATTTATTCTTCAAGCGGATCTACACCTGCTCGCCTTGGAATTGGTACTACTGGTCAAGTTTTAACTGTTGCTGGTGGTTTGCCAAGTTGGGCCACGCCTGCTGCTGGTGGTGGCGCTTACACATCTTTAGCAACTGGAACATTATCAGGATCAACAGTAACAATAAGTTCTATTTCTAGTTCATATACAGATTTGTATTTGTTAATTAAAGGTTCAAATCTTTCTACTGATAGTTATGAACGTATTAGGCCAAATGGATCAACCACTAATTTTATGACAGGTGGTTATTTTGGATCTACTGCTGGGTATACTGGATTTCAAGAAGCTGGTGCTGGAATTAGTATGAATATGGTAAACACTGCAACAAATAAAAGCGGTATTACTACCAATACTTTTGCTGTTTATTTTTATGATTACGCTAATACCAGCCAGCATAAAGTTATTGCTTCTAATTTTACACCTTGGAATGCTACAACTAATGCTGGTTTAGCAGGATCATGCGTTACTAGATGGAGTGATACTTCAGCAATAAGTTCAATAGATATTAATGTTGCATCTGGCACTTTTAGTGGTGGATCATATCAATTATTTGGAGTTAAATAATGAGCAAACTAATAAAAATTATCCATAATGCAGAAACCAATGAAATAATTGAGCGTGAATATACTGATGAAGAAATGGCTCAATATGAATTAGATGTAGCAAACGAAGAAGCCAAAAGATCTGAGGCGCTAGCTAAGGCAGCCGCTAAAGAAGCATTATTAGATAGACTTGGTATTACAGCTGAGGAAGCTGCTTTACTTCTTTCATAATGAAACCTTGGCTATGCGCTGCAGGTACACAATTAAGAGATCAAATTGATACCTGGTTTCCAGATCGCAGCACTGCAAGTCCAGAAGGGTGGCTGGGCGATAGTCGTCATTCCGCCAGAAAATCGGATCATAATCCAGACCAGTTCGGGTGGGTACGAGGTCTTGATCTTAATTCTAGGTTGGAGTCATCCGACAGCCTCGCACCTTATCTGGCTGACCAGATCAGAATCGCAGCCAAATCGGATCCACGCATATCATACGTCATCTATAACGGGCGGATATGCTCGAAAATATTAAATTGGAAATGGCGCAAGTACAAAGGTATTAACCCACACAGATCACACATACATTGTTCATTTACTAAAGCAGGCGATAAAGATCCTAAGCCGTTCGATATACCACTACTAGGGGGCAAGATATGAAGATAACCAAGAAACAAAAAGCAATACTAAAGTCCTACGCACGTGGGGTATTAGTATCTTTCTTAACATTTTTAGCCAGTAATGAATTAGGTTTAGATCCAGCACTGTCTGTAGTAGTTGCAGCATTAGCTGGTCCAGCAGCTAGGGCTTTAGACAAATCCGATAATGCTTATGGCATCGGTGCAGATGCGAAATGACAGCGGGAGATTGGGCTGGCTTTGGCGCTGGCGTTATCGCCGTGCTATCAGGCGGTCTCATAGGGCTTCGGTTCTTAGTTAAAGGCTGGCTAAACGAACTTCGCCCGAATAGTGGCAGCTCGATAAAAGATGCCATTGACAGGATTGACGAAAGAAGTAGTCGGCTAGAACAGCGTGTCGATGAACTGTTCATTATCATAAGTAAGTCATAATTTCAATATGGCTACTAAACGCAAACCAAAGAAGATGGTGCGTAAGCGCAGGACTACTAAAGAGCCTGTCTTAACTAAATTAGATTACTGGGCTATTGCAGCCAATGAGGTATATAAGGCTTGCCGTAAGAATGGTATGGATGAGTCTACGGCTTTGGCCTTTGCTATGGATCGTACAAGTTATCCTGATTGGATAGTTGATACTACAGATCCAATAAAAAATCCCTTAGATGATTATGAGGAAGACGATTAAGCGCATAGCGTTTGTATCAGATCTGCAAGTACCTTTTTTTAATGAAAAATCTGTAAAATCAGTAGGCCGCTTTTTAGCCAAGTGGAATCCGCATAGGACTATTTGTATTGGTGATGAGATTGATCTACCACAGCTAGGTGGTTTTAATGCTGGAACCATTGACGAGATGGTCGGCAATATAAACGATGATAGAAAACAAACACAAGAAGTCCTAACATACTTAGGCGTAACAGATGTATTAGGAAGTAATCATGGAATCAGACTTTACCGATCAATCAAAAAACGACTACCATCTTTCCTCAATTTACCAGAAATGCAGTATGAGCGTTTTATGGGATATGACAAGCTCGGCATCAAGTTCAGCCCCTTTGGGCTCGATTGGGCGCCAGGCTGGACAGCCGTTCATGGTGACGCTTTCCCTCTTAGCCAAGTACCTGGACAAACGGCCTTAAACGGGGCTAGAAGGCTAGGTAAGAGCGTGGTCTGTGGTCACACCCATAGACTAGGGGTATCGGCCTTTACAGAGGCTTCTAGAGGCCAATTAGGGCGTACTGTGTGGGGTGTTGAGGTTGGCAATTTAGTAGATTTAAGCAGTTCAGGCATGGCATACACAAGGGGCTATGCAAACTGGCAACAAGGCTTCGCTGTGGCCTACGTGCATGAGCGTAAAGTACAGGTAATAACCATACCTATTAATGCAGACGGCAGCTTCATATTTGAGGGCAAACTCTACAAATAACGTTACCAAATCGTTATCAAAATTAAGCCCTAAATCATCCACAAAGTCATACACAAGTGTCACACTATTGACATGCCACAAAGCGTGTGCATAGAAGGTAGGGCTACAAATGAATAACATATGGCTAGAAGCTAGACAGGATGGTCTAATATTTTTTTGGATCATGCTAGGTCTAGCAGTGTTGGTACTGGCTTATTGGAAGATACAAAGTAGAGCGTTTGATCGTGGCTACTGGGTGGGTAGATCAGCTGGTTGGAAAGCATCTATCGAGCATAATCAAAAGATCGAGAAACTAAGATCAAGGGCAGTATTTGATTATGACAAAAAATGAAGATTTGTTTAATGAAGTCATTACTACGATCCAACAGCGTGGAAGTGTCTATGGACACCCATACTACAACCACCAAAGAATCGCAGGATTATGGTCTGCATATCTTGATCACCCAATCACAGCACACCAAGCTGCTTTATGTATGGCGTTGGTCAAGGTATCTAGGCTTACTGAATCTCCAGATCACTACGATTCAGTTAAAGACTTTATCGCCTATGGTGCTATCTATAGGACAGTGCTCGAAGCAGAGCAAGACTCCGATTTTGATTGGAAAGAATAATGGCATTTAACCTAGATGATTACGAAACAGTAGAAGAAAGATTAGAGAAGTGGTGGAAAGATAATGCGGATGGATCAATTCAAACAGAGCTTATTAATAGGCCAGGTTCTAGTCCAGATGAATTTGTGTTTATTGCTAGGTTATACAGAACTACGGCTGATGCGGTTCCAGTTGCAACTGGCTGGGCATCGGAAATCCGTACCAGTTCGAGCTTTAATAAGTTTGCTTGTGAGTTGGCAGAATCTTCTGCAATCGGGCGTGCTTTGGCTAACTATATCTATTCGAAAAAAGGTGCAAGGCCTAGCAGAACTGAGATGCAAAGAGTTGCAAATGCTAGACCTACAGAATCCTTTACTGTAGAAAATAAGCTAGAAGATCCAGTGCAATGGGGCGAGACCGATTGGACTACAGCTGTGCCAGAAGCACCTAATCCACCACCAGAGTGTGGCTGTGCAAAGGGTATGGTACTGAAGAAGGGTCTAAGCAAGACAACTAAAAAGCCTTATTATGGTTATACATGTTTAGATAACATTAAAGAGCATAATATTTGGGCTAAACAAACCAGTACAGGCGCTTGGTACTTTCCAAAGGACAAGGAGTAACTATGGGCTACATAGCGTTTATTAATGGTCGTGGTGTCCACGTTGTCATGGATGATGATGGTGTGCATTTAGAGCAATCTGTTATCAAATGTGAAGTTTGTGATGATGATCGAGTATTTAAGGATGGCACATGCTTTAGATGCCATGAGTTGATCAATCGTGACTAAGTTTAAATGTAATGGGTGCAAGCGTGACACCGAGTTCTTATGGCTTGATAAGGCAGATATGCCAGATGGGTTCAAGATGTATCAGTGCATGGATTGTGGTTGTGTTGGTGTTAAAAACATAGCTGAGCAGAAAGATGCACCTAAAGACAGCAAGGTTAGTAGATGTAATAGCTGTGGGGCTTGGCAGTTTGAATCACTGCCTTGCCACACCTGTTTATTGATTGGAGCTCATGATGCCTAACTACGAATACAGTTGCAGAGAATGTGGCACGTATGGATCTGTTTATCGCACATATAAAGAAGATGATCCTGGTATGGATTGTCCTAAATGCAAGATTGCTATGAATAGGCTGTACTCAGCACCAGGTATTGTGTTAAAGGGTAGAGGCTGGGGTAGCAAGCCATGATTAAACCTTTTAG